TCTTTCTGATGATTCTGTTTCGTAGATTTCTTTGTGCTCTTCACCATAACGCTGGTATTCCATACCGAATAAAGCATTAAGGCCTGGGAGCAACTCTTTTAATAACTGAGCTCTTGAAATTGCCATGGTTTATTCTCCTTAAATACCAGTACCGTTAGTGTACGCATGAGACTTAGGATTAAATTTAACTAATAAGTCTGTATATGTGTCACCAACTTCTGAAGTTGTTGAGTCTACAAAGTCAACAATTTTAAATGCAATAGTATCAGTTACATCTACTGTACCTGTGTCTGCTGCCATTGTTGAATTGCCTGTTACTGTATCACCAGCTGTAGGATTTTCCACACCGATGTTAGAACCAAGAACAGCTTGAGCAGCTGTAGCATTGGCTTGGATTTGGAATACTACGTCTGGATCATCAACTACATAAGCCACTGCGTCTGAAGCTACAGTGCCTGATGGCCAGTATTGTTTAAATAATTTTTGTTTTGTGTTTGGGTCTGTATAAGAACATCCAACGAAAACGCCAACTGTACCAGCTACGAACGCAGAAGCATTTGTACCTAATTCGTTAACAATTTCTACTGTACCAGCAGCTACTACTGAAACTACTGAACCGTTATAGATGTCCGCAGCATACCCAGACGCAATTTTAATTTGACGTGTAGAACCAGCATAAGGCTGTCCACCTACCAAATTAACGGCTTTTAAACCGTAAGGTGCGGCTGTTGTTGCCATAATATCATCTCCTTAAAGATTTTAACCTTTACCAAAAGACTTAGTAGACTTTTTATCGGAGAATAGAGGCATACGCGGGTCATTTTCTTTTAAGAAGCTATTATCAACGGCTTCTGCCTGACCTTCTGCTTTTTTCTTGTAATACTCGTTTCTCTGATCTACCATTTCTTGTGGCATTTTACAAAGTAGTAAGCCTCCAACTTCTATGGCATCTTTAAAGTTGCCGTTGGAACTTACCGGTAAATTAACTTCTGGGTGCTCTGAATGTTTCACAGGTTCCCAGCCTTCACGCATTTTAGAAGAAGCATTTCGATTATCCGCCTCGTTAGCTAGAGTAATTCTAATCCATCTATACGCCCAACCTGGTTTCTTTTTAAACTCTGGAAGTAATGATGGGGGTGCCCATGTTTTACTTCTTTGGTCGGTTGTTTCTCTTACTTCTAAGTCTCTATCTTGACGTTTATCCATTTGCGTTCTCCGTTTTTAAAAGTTCTTTTGCATATTGTTCCGGTGTTAGTTTAAATTTCTTCGCTAACGCTAACTGAGTTTTAGTCAGTCGTACTTTTTTAGGCGCGGTACTACGCGTAGCCGGAGCAACAACATTAGAAGGTTTGCGTTGGGCGGGTTGTCCTTCCAACGATTCATTGTTCCCAAAATACTCAGGGAAACGTTTCTGCATCGTATCATCTATACGACGGTAATAATCTTCACTAGACGGGTCTACACCCGATCTAACTAATTTTTCATGCAGCCCTAATGCAAGGCTTGTCATTTCTTCATCTTGTCCAAACCACTGATTTTTATCTTGCCACGCTAAAGCACGTCGATCAGGTTTTTGAACGATATTCTGTTGACTAAATTGTCCTCCATTTTCAGAAGTTTGTAAAGGGGTTTCAGGTTGTTTATACTGAGGTTTTAATCCTGCAGCATTAGATAACTTAAATTGTGCCTCATTCATTTTAGCTTGCGCCTCAATAATTTTATCTGAGTCTCCTGAATCATATGCTTCTTTATAGTCGCGCTTAGCAACGGCTAAATCAGTTTCATATTTTTCTTTAAGCGTTTTTAAGTAATCTTCTTCGCCTGTGCTTAATGTTTGTTTAAGCTTTTTGTTTTCTTCGATGATTTGTTGTGCCATTCTAACTGCTTCAGCTCTTTCTCTGTCTGCAGCTTCTTTAGCGCGTCGTTCATCATGCCAAACTTTTTTCATCTGAGCTAATCGTTCTTTAACCCTAGCAGAGTAGTCATCAAGTGTGTCATTCTCTAACTCGTCAACTACTTCTTTTGGTAGTGGGTCACGGTTACGGTCTTCAGGAGGGGTATCATCTTCTTCCTCAATCTCTAGATCAGCTTCCGCTTTTACTTCTTTTTTAGCTTTGACAGCTTCTTCGTAATCCTGTTTATCCTCAGAGGTTTCAAGTTCTACTTCTGTTTCCTCACCTTCCATCTCTAATTCATCAGGTATTTCATTTATAATTTTCGCCATACTTCTTCTCCTTATGCGCGTTCGTATCCGCGTGGGTCATCGACCACTGCTTCAACGGTATCGTCGTTAATGATGCGGAACTCTTTACCGTGAATCTTGATCCGAGTACCGGAATATGCTCTGGTAATTACGAAGTCGCCTTCTTTACACCAGGGTCCTGTAGGAAATCTGTCTTTGTCTGCGTAAGCCATATCTCCTAATTTAATTACAAATAAAACTACAGTTGAGTGTTCTTCAATGTGCTTTGTTTTATCTGCTTTAATTAGTCCACTCTCATACTTTTCGTCCACATTAGGCACAGCACATAAAATGCGATACCCTCTGACTTCTGGTAATTGAGTTGTTTTTTGTTCTTGTTTTTCTTCTTCGGCTTTAACTGCTTTGCCTTTGAAGTCTACAATTGTTTTGTTAGGCGTTATGATTTCAGTCATCATCTACCTCCTGTAATCTTGCTAAATCAGAAAGTATACCTTGAACTATATCAAACCCTCTAACAATTCCACATGCATGCATATATTGTGCGTGTTCTTCTGCTCGACCCATTGCTAAGTCTTCAACAAACACTGCGCGTTCTGTGGAAATTTTTTCTGCAATGACTTTGATCTCATCGATCGTCATAGTTTATTCCTTTCGTTGTTTATTAATTGCGTTTTTAGCTAAATCTGTTTCTAGCTTCTTTTCGTTCATTACGGCTTCCATACCAAGTCTAGCACCTTGTCGTAATTCTTCTGCATCAAGTTTATCTTTTTCCATAGCTGCTTTAGCTCCTAGTTCAGCTCCAGCTATTTTCTCAGAGGACTCGATTCGCATTCTTTCCAACTCAAGTTTAGCTCTATCCATTTCAATATCAGACATGGTTTTCTGATTCTTGGCTTGAATTTCCATTTCTTTAAGTTGTAATTCTTTTTGCTGCATCGCAAGCATAGGATCTTGTGCTTGTTGCTGTTGTTGCATCATTTGCGCTTCTGCCACATCTTTTTGTAAAAGTTTTTTAGCAGCCTCTGCGGTAAGTGTTGATATTTCTTTTTCAAATTCTTGTGGAATCTCGTTCTCATCATCAACAGTTGGTAAGTCAACACCAAGTTGTTCTTGCATTTGGTTTTTATATTCAAACGCTAAGTGTTCTGCGATATGTGCTTCTATCGCTGCAAGCATAGCTCCTGCCTGCGGGTTTTGCCCAATCATCTGTCTAATTTTAGGGTCATCTCTAAACGACATATGCGTTGTAATATGTGCTTGATGATCTTGATAAGAAAATGCTTTTACAGGTTTCATATTTAAGATGTTCATGTTCTCTGTAACTGGGTCTGCTACTTTAATTTCTTTATCACTAGGCACTAACTTCTCAGCATTCTTAATACCTAAGATGTCTAGCATCTGTCTATTAAGTTCTACTAAGTCATAGATCTGTGGGTTAGCTTGTGCCATCTGCATAACAGCTTGATATTGCACAACTTTCTGTGACATTGTTGCTGCGTTAGGATCAGAGACTGGGATAACTTCTGTTGTATCGTAGTCAGACTGTTTAACTCCTGGTGTACCTTCTGTTGGCTCATATGAATAATCAGCTGGTGTGTAATCTCTAATAATACCTTTAAGTAATTTAAATTCTTGTTTCATTGCATAATGAATACGGCTTTGTACTGCACTCATTACTTTTAATGTTCTCTCTAAAATAGCTAGAGTTGTGCCCACTGGTGCGTTAGCAGACATATCAGAAACTTTTAAATCAGCCGCTGAAGCAAATCTTCTTCCTTCATCAATGATCTGATTCATCAACTGATTTAAAACTTGGCTAGGCTCTTTATAAGGTAGAGCCATGATATTATCTCTAATAGTACCTGATGGTACATCAACATCACGAAACTCTGCTGGAGCAATTGGTGTATCATCACCTTTTATTCTTAAACCACGAGATTTAAATCCGCCTGGAAGATTAGATAATGTACCCGCGTCTACCAATTGTCTTAATAGCATTGTGCCTGATTTTGCAAACGCGCCTATTAAGTGAATCAAGCCAAAACAATAAAACCCAAATCCTGGGATGTATCCATAGTGAACGAAGTGCTGACGTTTTTGTTTAGTGTTGTCATCAGGATTCCAGTTACGTCTAATTGCTAAAACTTCTTGAGTTGATCTTTCAATTGTTACAACATATGGTAAAGCAATACCTGTTTTTTCTCCGTCTTGCTCATCTTCAAATCCTTCAAGATCTAAGTCAACGTGCATCTCTAAAACTTTAAATCTATTATCGGTTGTTGCGTTGAATCCCATCTTCTCAGCAATTTTCTTTTCAACTTCTTCTAAGTCGTGTGATGGTTCGCCTAGATCAACGTCGCGATAAAATCCTGCTACTTGTAGTTTGCGTAATTCGTTACCTGTCTTACGCATGACGTGTGTGACTCGCTCTGCTGTTGCTAAACTAGAAGCACCGTACGGTACAACTAAATCTTCAGCAGGAACAAAGATAGATACTTGTCTTTCTAAGTTAGGATCGTAGTAAACTTTTTTGAACGCGTTACCAGCTAGACCTAAACCCCACAACATTCTTTCATGTTCAGGTCTATACTCAACCATCTTCTCAGTTAACTGATAGTTCATGTCTTGTTGAACACGTTGGGCAGCGTCAATTTTTTCTTCAGTTTCTTTACCAATGATTTGAGTTTTTACAGGGCCTGCAGCTGGGAATGTTTCAGTCATTGTTTCAGCTTGAAACTTAACTAATGTTTCTGTCATGAGTGGGTGATAAACATTACACGCCCCTTCCCATGGTTCTGCACGATCTTCTAGTTTCATACCTAACAGTTCTAATCCATCAACGTATGTATCTAGCCAATCACGTCGTGCTGATAAATCTCCTTCGTATTCTTCTAACAACTCGTCAGTAAGTTTAGCTAACTGATCGTCATCCATTTCCTCAGCTAAGTTTTTACTGAAGTCATCAATCTCGTTTGGGTCTATTTCAATCTCCATACCACCAGCTTTAATACTTACTGATTCTGGATCTTCAATTTCAATTTCAATGTCTGGCTCCATACCTGAACCAATCAACTTCTTCATTTCATCTTCAGATAAACCTTGTGGTGCTTGAGCTAACCCTTTATCTATATCATTTGCTGCCATTGTAAGTTCCTAATAATTTTTTAATTTGTATTATGCCTAAGTGAAGCAATATTAATAGTACAAGGTTTATGGCTCGCATAATACGCATCACGTTCCACAAACCTTTTACTATCTTAGAGAGCATATAATCTTTTATGTCCTTGCCCTCGGAACCCAGGGATCTCATCTTCTTCATCACTAGGTAACCTAATAAATCCCCCTTGCCTAAAACGTAACAAAGCAAGAGTTGTTGCATCAACTAAGTCGTCGTTAGCTCCTGATGGAAAATCATTACATTCTTCTATAACTTCATTTGCCCATCTATGTTCTGGTGCCCAGACAACTCCTGAACTAAATAAATCTGATATAGCGTTAACCCGACTAATCTTGTCTTGCCCTTTGCCTGGAGTAAATTCTCCAACGGGTATACCCATCCTTCTGAACTCTTGATAGAGTGCAGCCCCGTTAGATTTCTTCTCAACAACAAAGGAGTCAGGTTCCCAATCTCTATATTCTTCTATGCAAAGCTGCTTTAGCTCTGGGAATTCTAGACGTTTCTTAATGCTGTTCAACAATATTATATTATAATTATTAGTTTCTTCGTTAAAAAATACGCCCCAAGTTGTTAATGCATTATAGTCTGCTCGATTATTTGCTTCTTGAGCTGCATCTAACGTCATAATAATAAACTCACATGATGGTGGGTTTTCTTCATCCCATATCTGCCACCACTCTCTTTTTATTAATGCACCTTCTTCTGATACTGGGTTTTGTAAGTATTGAGCATTCCAATATCTAATGTCTAACGCTGCACGTCTTGATCTTAATTCTTCTATTGACCAAAACTCTGGCCAAAGTGGAACTTCATCTCCTTCTTTGTTTTCTAATATTGCTGGAAACTCTACTACTTCCCAATCATCAACTTCATCATTCTTAACCATCTGGTTAACTATCTGCCCTGTAAGGTCGAGCTTAGACCATCTTGTCATAACAACAATGATTGCTCCTCCAGGCATGAGTCGCTGCAAGGGACCCGACTGAAACCATTCCCAGGCTGGTAAGAAGACGTCTGGCTTTCCGAGTTTTGCATCTTGTTCTGAGTGAGGGTCGTCGATGATAAAGAGGTCAGCCCCGCGTCCAGCAAGAGCGCCGCCCACACCAATAGCAAAATACTCACCATTAAAATTAGTACCCCATCGCGATGCCGACTTAGAATCTGCTTGTAGTTCAACACTTGGAAACACATCTTTATACGCATCGCTACCCACGAGGTTACGGACTCGACGACCAAAATTAACTGCAAGGTCAGCTGTATGAGACGCCATAATAATCTTTTTCGCTGGATGTTTACCCAAAAACCAAGCCGGTGCCAGGTATGAGATGAGTTCACTTTTTCCATGTCGCGGAGCAATATTAACAATAATTCGTTTCTTTTTGCCTGTAGCGATGTCTTCAAAGAGTTGAGCCAGTCGTCTATGATGTTCTCCTATAATATAGTCAGGGTATACATGTTTGATAAAATCTAAGAAGTGATCTTTGCCCTTAGCTTGTATCAAATCTTTTTTATACCTAGATAACATGTCTAGATGTTTTATTTTATCCTCATCTGACATACTAGGTAAAGCTCTTTCAAGTAGAGCTAAGTCTTCAGGACTTATCATCAGACTCCTCTTCCACATCTACTAAGTCACCTTCTATGACTTTTCCTCGTAGGTCTTCAATTGCTTTCTTTAGTTCTTCTTCTAATTCTTTACCCGTTTTATTTATATGCATCACTTCTGTTTTTTTCTTGAAGGCATCAACACCATCTACTTCTCCAATCATTCTTAATGCACCTAGTTTATCTCGCACTGATGATGCCGTTTCATGAGCCAGGACAGCGTTGTTTAATACATATAGCTTATAATCAGCAAGTTGTTTAGTTAGCTTCACATTAGTCTGAGCTACCATACCAGCTAAGTAAGCCATTGTTTCATTTGGATATTGGCTATAATCAGGTCTTATGTCTGGGTTGTCTATCATTTCATTTGCAAGTTTTGTTGCTTCTTGCATGTGTTCAGCATCAGCTTCTAGAGGATCCCCTTTTATATCTGCTAGTGTTTTAATTGTTTCCGCTCTAATATTAATCTCCTGCTCTGCTGTCATGTCAGGCATAGCCTCTTTTTGAGATTTAGGAAGAGGAATATTCTCCTCGATAGGAGGAACAATAATATCGGGTTGTAGATTGTCGTCTGTCATGTGTCGCTGTTTACACCTAGAAATTGCAGCTAATAAACTGAATTGTAACATATTAATTTAAAAAGAGTATAATATTAGAATGTTTGAGTGGGTTTTATATTTATATTTAGATAATGCTCGAGAGTACATAGGTAACTTCGAATCCTGTGCTCACGCCCATCAATATTTTAAAGAATGTGTACAAGGCGAACTTAAGCAATGGTCAACCGCTTGTATTCACCAAGACTACTTATATCTACCAGAAGGTTTTATTCCTAAACATCCAAAGACATGTCTATAGAGTGGAAAGATACAGAGTTCGGTCCAGTCAACCTATGGTCTTTAGGTAGGTCTCGTTCATGAGTTGGTATTTAATTGTAGCCGTAGGTCTTATTTACTTTGCTGTTAGTATTGAACAGTTTATCAAAGGTAATGCTGCGTTAGGTTATATGTATTTTGGTTATGCTTTTGCAAACATTGGTGCTTATATGTTGGTGATGGAAAAATGACCCTACTCACAGACGAAAACCTTAAACTCTTATATAAGACCTTCGTTAAGTTACCCCCATTTGATAAATTAAATATGCCTCATGCTTGTCAGATTAGACTTAAGGTTACTCGACGCAAAGATATTATGGGGGAGTTTGCCCCAGATGAGAATACTATCTATATTAGTAGTGCTCGCAATGCTCACTTCGACACAATCAGCAAGACACTTCTACATGAGATGGCCCACCTATATTGCTATAAACTCAAACATGAGGATTATCATGACCACGAAAACCGCGAATTCAAAAAAATTCTCAAACATATAGCCTCCTTGTACGGGTTTGACCCCAAAGAACTGTAGGTTCTGTTGTTCAGCCAAAGTATTTCTTAATTATATCTAAATGATCCTGATATTTAGCCATTTCGTCAAGCTCTTTCTCTATAGCTTCTATTATATCGCTGTGTTCGCCTATTCCAACTGGGTTTGTTAAGTAAACTTCTACGTTAATACGGTGTTTTTCTATGTGACCTTGTGCGTGCTTTTCTAACGCGGTCAATAACTTCTCTCTCATGGGGTTCTCCTGGTTAAAAAGCCAAGTATACACTTGCACATTTTTTGTGCAGAAATAAGAATCATTATCAACGGGGTACTTTAGGTACCATTGACGGGGGGTGTTCCTATATATGACCCCTGGGGGTGCTGTGTTTGTAAATTTTTTCTGATTATTTGTGCGGATTAGTATGTTAGGTAAACATGACGGAGTCCCGACTGTGAAGTGCTA